CTGACTTTCTCTTCCAAGTGGGAATTTAGTTCCTGCTGTTACATGACTAACAATCGTAGAACTAACATTGTCAAAGCTCTTAACATTAAGAGTATCAACATTAATTCTTGCTGAATCTAATTGGTCAGCAGTAATCTTAGTTGCTGATATGCTATCAATCTTATCGTTATTAACCGCTAAGTCTGCTAATTGAGTTGTATCTACACCGCCTGATTTAATAATTAGATTGCCACTACCATCAGTGTCAATAGTAACGTTATCTATTTGAATATTATCAGCACTTAGACTGCCTGTTACAGTTGCACTTGTTATGTTTAGATTATTAGCAACTATGTCACCTGTAAATGTACCACTTGTAGCTGTAACATCACCTGTTATAGTTGCATTAGTTGCTGTTAAAGCACCTGTTGGAGTCACTCTAAATGGAGCAGAGCCAAATGTTGCATTACCTAAATAAATACCATTACTATCTGCTTTAAAAATACTATTACCTGAACCAATAGATATAGTTCCACCGCTTAAAGCACCTGTAAAAGTTCCATCCGCAGAACTTAAACTACCTGAAAAAGTACCATCTACACCACTAAGAGTACCTGTAAAAGTACCATCTGCCGAACTAAGACTGCCTGCAAATGTTCCACTTGTAGCAGTTATTGCTCCTGATATTGTTGCACCAGTAGCAGTCATAACTCCTGCTGAAGATACAGTAAAATTACCTGAGCCAATATTCATGTCACCTGCTGTAATAGAACCCATATCAGCAGAAATAGCTGATAAATTAGAAACATTCATCTCAGTTGCAGTAATAGTGCTAGCAGCTATTTGACTTGCTGTTATTGTATTAGCAGCTATCTGTCCTGCTGTAATAGTATTAGCAGCTATTTGTGCTGCTGTTATTGTATTTGCTGCTATTTCTGATGCAGTAATAGTATTAGCTACTATTTCTAAAGCTGTTACTGAATTGGCTGCAATACTATCTTGATTTACAGCATCAGTAGCTATCAAAGCATTAGTTACAGCATCATCAATTATTTTAGCTGTAGTAATAGCATCATCATTTATTAAAACTGTTGTAATAGCATTATTAGCTATTTGCGTAGTTCCAACACCACCACTTTTAATTATTAAATTTCCACTACCATCAGTATCTAAAGTGACGTTGTCTATTTGAATATTGTCAGCACTTAAAGTACCTGTACTAATATTATCTGCATCTAAATTAGTTACTGTAATTACTGAAGCATCAATAGTACCTGCTGTAAGTTTATTTGCTGTTAATGAATCTATCTTTGCATCAGTAACAGCTAAATTTGCTATCTTTGCAGTTGTAATACTAGCATCAGCAATTTTTGCAGAATCAATAACTGCATTAGCTATCTTTGCATTGGTTATAGCTAAATCTGCAATTTTACCTGTAGTGATTGCTAAATCATTAACTTTATCAGTAACAATAGCATCATCTTGAATATCAGCAGTAGCAGTAGGAGCATCACCAATAGTAAAGGTTAAAGTGGCTGCATCTGATTCTGAACCTAATACATTTAATGAAGTCACACTTGCAACATAATTAGAATCGACAGGTAAAAAGTTTAAATCACAATTCTCTACATCTACTATTCTATTTAAAACTTGATTGCTAGAACTATCTACAACATTAACCCTATATTGATAGTCAGGAAAATCTGTTGGTTCATCCCAAGATAAAAATGGTCTACCTGTAGAACTAGAATCAGTATCAGTAAAAGTAATATTAGTTGGAGCTTTAACTGCATAAGCAGAAGGTAAGTTAGCTAATTCTTCTACTGGTTCTTGAGGTGGTACTTCCCATGTATAAACATCAAAGTATTCTATTAAGCTAACTGCAACTAAACCACTTGACTGTAATTCTAATGCTTCAACTCTACAAACTTTACCTGAGAATCCTAAACCTGCATAAGTTAAATCTACTATATCTCCTACATTTAACTTATACATCTCAGGAGTTCCTAAAAACTGCATAGTTGTTTGGTTTCTACTTCTAGTTAATATTGCTTTACCCATGTTGTAAGCAATATATGGGTCGCTTATATATGGAAACTCAGCTTTAATTTCTAATATCTCATCATTGTCATCTGAGTAATATTCAGGAGTAGCATCATGTAAAACTGTAGCTGTATCTAATTCGTATTTTTTATTAGCATTAAAAAATTCAACAATAACTTTATTTGCTTTTTTGTCTTTATTGCCATAATCAACTGATATACCAGCATCAGAGATAATGTGATTATCATTAATACTAAATGAAGAAGTGCCTGTATCTTCTATTGATAATTCGTATTGACCATTAATATAAAGAAAAATACCTCTCATATTAGCAAGAAGTTCTTTAGCATTTTCCATTACATTTTTATTAGTATCTAAATAACCATTGCAATGAAATCTTTTTACTTTCAATAAAGATGAGCCTGTTTGTGATGAATAAGTTGAATCTAATGTGTCATTGATATAAACAATATATTCTTCATTAGAATCATAAAATTCATTTCTTTGTATTTCCTTTATGTCTGCTCCATCTATAACACCATCACCATTAGCATCATAAATATATATTTGCTCACCTATTTTATTTTGCCACCAGTTCAAATTAGCATCAGTACCACTAATAGTTATAAAATCATCACCAGCAGTACCACTCCAAGTAAGTGATTGTGCTGTTCCATTAAAATAAGGCTGGTCAACTAAAATATCACAAACGTTAGCAGCAGAGCTAAAAGTAGACATATTAATTTGTGATTGTGTTAGACCTTTACCATATTCATTATTAGTAATGTAATCTAAGAAACATAAAGCTGGATTATCTGAATATTCATAAGTAGATACAGTTCCAAATGTTTGACCTGAATCTCTTGGGTCAAATACCTTTTTACCTCTTACTTGTACTGTTAATTGTGGAACTCCTGACCAAATACCTTCCTTATCATAACCATAATGAGCAGCTATATAACAAATACCATCTAATCTATGTGCTGAAGTCCAATTGGGCATAGATGCAACCAACATTGGGTCTGCTGTTTGTGATGCAGCTCCATGATGTAGGTTCATAACATATCTATATTTTGATGTAGGACTTGTACCAAATTGACCAGCACCAGCATCAATACCAGTACCATTTTGTGAAACTGTATTTAATGAACCTGCTCCTGAAGATATTTTATCTGAGCCTATATAACCACCATCTCTAAATCTAGCAGAATCAGTTAAAGGATTACCATCTAGCTCAATAGTTCTTCCTAGTATTTCATCACATTCACCAACCGATAAAGCATAGACCACATATAAATCTCTTGAATCATTTGCAGATACATCCATATAGATAATCTGAGCACCAACTCTTCTAGTTCCATAGATAACAGGAATTTTTCCACCAGCAGAGGTTTTGTTAGCTAAGATATCCTGACCTTTAGCAAGCATTTGTCTTGCTTGCATAAACCCTTTAACACCTACTGCAAGAGTTGCAGCAGTAAGAACCATGTTTATTTTACCTAAAGTATCAGCAGCTTTCCAAGTAGTTACTACCCAATTGAAAAATGTTACGAATGGATTTCCCATTTACATTCCCCACCTAACATCTGACTTAGTTTGTGTAGCAAATTCCATACCCTTATCACCTGAGCTAAATGATTGTTGTGATTCATCAGAAAAATGTCTGCCTTTAGTTAAATTCCAGTTTGCCCAATGTGAAGCAACAGTCATGCTTAAAGTTGAATCATTAATGTTTTCTTGTATTGCTACATTTCTTATTTGCCCTGTAAAATAATTTATTGCACCTACAATAGTTTCATCTGAATTAAAATAAGCTATGTAAATCTCTACTGTCTTATCTGTAAATGCACCATCTTGTACTAAAGACCTAACTTGGTCAGTAATATTTGAAAATCCTAGATTTATTTCATCTACTTGTAATTGACCTGTTTCAGTTGTTGAATCAACTGTTAAAAAAGAACCACCAGCTTCATAGCTATTAGAATCATAACTAAGATTAGTGTACCAATCAGTTAATCTAATAGTAGATGATAAATTTAATTCAACCAAGAAAGCTGTCTTAGTTGCTGTTGATGATACTTGGGTTTGTAAAGCAGATGATAAACTTCTAGGCATTAGGTTATAACCTCTCTAACATCAAATGAAATACTATAAAAACCACTAGCATCTGTTGAATACATAATCTCATTATTTTCAAGATAAACAGTGAAACTAGGTTTATTTACAGTAACAGCTTCATTATCTGCTAGAGATGCTACTAGATTTGGTGATATTAGAACAGTTAATGCTCCACTACCATCAGAATCAATATCTGATTGAACCATATAGACTTTACTATGATTGGCAAACTTAATTAAATCACCAGCTTTTAAAGCACCTGTCTGACTAGCTGAGAAGCCATCTAAAGCAATAGAAGCATCTCCTGATGTATGAGCTCCAACTACTTGTATATCTGTTTCTGCTTTACCAGCACCTAAATTATCTAGTGGTGCGACTATAGTAAAGTCCTCAAAAGAACCTTTTTGTTTTTGTAAAAATGCAAATACTTCTTGAGCCTTTTCTTGTTGTAAGGGTGGCATTTGCACTGTAAAAGAAAAATATTGACTACCTATTTGTCTAACTTGTTTTTTACCTGATAAAGTCTGATTCAATAAAGTAGGTCTATTATCTTTAAAATTTAAACTTCTAAAATTAGGAGATGTTGGAAATTGTCCTGACATTATACCACTCCCATCTTGCCTTGATTATTCATGGCATTGTTTATGATTGATGTTATCAATCCTTTTCTTGATGCTAGTAACTGGTCAAATCCAGCAGCATCTACTGTTGATATATTAAAGTTGACTGTTGGTGCTGATTGAATAGCTTGACCTTTAGTATGGTCAATAACAGTTTCATTAGGATGAACAACAGCTAAACTACCACCTTTACCATCTATACCACCTGCTCTTATACCCATGCCTGTATAACCACCACCATCAAAAGAAGGTAAAGAACCAAATATTTTTGTTGCTATAGGTTTAATTATCATTTGTTGGATAGCAATTCTCATTAATTGTTCAACAACAAAATTAGCAAAATCTTCAAATGCAAGTTTTCCAGTCTTAATACCATCTAAAATAGTATCTTCCATTTTTTTCATAGACTTAACTGCTGCATTTTCTATTGTTGTATTAACATCATTAAGCTGTTCTAAGAATTTATCTGTTGGTGATAATAAATTTGTAAAAGAGTTACCTAGCTCACCATTACTATCAGTTAAACCATCTGTAGAATCTCTTAATTCGTCAACTGTTAATTTATATTCTCTAACTGTATCTGCTGTTTTTTTTGCATCTTTTCCAAAATTAGTAGTTCTCATTCCTATAACTCTAATTTCTTCACCAGCTATAAATATACCTTCTTGTAATGCTGCTATTTCATTAGAAAAATCCTTAAAAGGATTCATTTGCATTAAATTAATTTGAAATTGTGCAAAAGCTATTTGTAATTCTTTTAGCTTAATTTCACCTTGATTAACAAGTAATGCAAACTCATCTCTAAAATGACCAAAACTTTCTATTGATTTTGCTACAAACTCTATAACTGTATTTGCAATTTTGACTCCTAAAGCATCCATACCACCTGCTTCATCAATACTATCTTGTATAAACTTTGCTATACTTTCTCGCATTTTTTCAAATACTGGCAAAAATGATGTTGTAATATTATTAACAAAAGAACCAATTTGCATTCTAATAACACCAACAGCATCATTAAATTCTTCAGTTCTTCTGATTACTTTTTCACTTAGAACAATACCTAATTCTTTAGCTCTATCTATAAATTTCTTTATTCCATTTTCAGATAAATCAGTTATAGCACCAGTTAAAATTACACCCTGTCTACCAAATAAATTAGCTAATGCTGAAGCTCTTTCAGATTGTGAGCCAAGCTCCATAATACCTTTTGCAGTATCTTCAAGAATTGCATCAAAAGACCTCATTCTTCCATCAGTCGTTCTAAGTTCTACGCCAATATTTTTAAATATATCAGCTTGAGTTTTAAGACCTCTTTCAGCATCACCAATACTTCTAGCAAATTTAATTAAAGCAGTATTAGCACCTTCTATAGTTGTTCCTGATTCTCTTGCAGCTAAATGAAATGCTTGCAATGTATCAGTAGCTATACCTGTTTGAGTTGCTGTTTTTCCAATAGCATCAACAGCTTGAAAAGATTTATCTACCATAAATGCTAAAGCAGTTGCAGTAGCACCAGCAGCAATACCAATACCAGCTACACCTTTAGTAACACCAGCAGCAGCTCCACCAACAGTTTTTAATCCTTTAGTAACTTTATCAAAAGCTGCCTTAGTCTTATCTACTGCTGTTAATTCAAACTTTACCTTTTTATTTGCCATTGTTTCTCTTTTCTTCAGCTAACTCTAAGTAAGCTATCCATCCTTGATATTCTTGGATAGTAATTTCCTGTAATTCTTGTAAGGTCTTATGCAATTTTTCTGCTAATGCATATTGCATATATAAATTACTATCCTCTATTAGTTTTTTTTCGTGTCCTCAATAGGTTCTTGACCCATAATTTGTTGGGCTACGCTAACTAATATCTCTCTATCAACACTGTTTAATAAAGCATTTTTATCTGCTAAATCAAATAGTTTATCTCCATTTTCATCTAGTGCTTTGTAAATAAGAACATAAGCCATCATCGTTAAATCATCTTCTTTACTCATTTTATAGAGCTTAGAAGTTTCAGCTAACGTCAATGGCTTACTGTATATTTTAAGAGGTTTATTCTCATCACCCCATTCAGGCACTTCGATTACTTTTACATCTTGCTCTGCAAAATGTTTCTTTGCGTTATCTATTGCTGACATTGTCTTATACTGTTGATGATGTTAATGCACCAGTACCTTGTACTGAAATACTAGCTTCAACCAATCCATCAAATGATGCACTTCTTGAAACACCAGTAACAATTGCTGAACCACTGTAATAAGTATCACCACTATCAGCTCCCTCAGGATATACATTTAGAGTTACTTCTGAGCCAATAGTTAATGCACCTTGACCACTGGTATCAGTCTCATCCCAAAATACATCTAAACTTCCTGAGAAAGAAGTCAATGATGATTTGTACGTTCTAGCAGAATCACCCATTGAAGTATCTTCTAAAGTATCAGCAGATTCTTCAATAGAATAAGACCTAATCTCAGCTACAGCATTAGTACCTACTTTAACAGTACCTTCACTTCCTTTATGTGTCGCCATTTTCTACCTCGTCTTTCGACTTTTTCTTAGAAGAAGATTTAATTTTATCTTGCGAATGGACTGCTTCCTCTTTCCAACCCATATTCAATAAA